CCGAAGGTCAGGGCGGCATCGTTGAATTCGCCGGTGTCGTAAACGATGGCTTCGGCGTCAGCCGCCGCTGCGTCAACGTCATGCGCCAGCACGTGCAGCGGGTCCTGCGTTGCTGCGGTGGCGCTGTTCGAATTGACCAGCACCAGCTTGCCGGCGCCGTCGTCAGCCAGCACCGAGCCGCGCTCAAGCGCCCCGGCACCGCTGGCGATAGTGACCTTGCGTTCCACGCGCGGGAAGCCGCCGGCCAGCAGGCTGTCATGGGCCAACGTGCCCTCGTCATTGAAGCGTGCATTCATGGTGTATTACCCCTCGGCGTTGAGAATGGCGTTAGCGGCAGCGGTCACTTCGTCCTGCTCGGAATCGGCGCTGCCGTCGTCATCCGATACGTTGGGAGACTGGCCCTCCATGGCCATGGACAGCGGCGTGCGCCCGGTGGGCTGCGTTTCCACACCGGCCACAGCCAGCATGGCCTGCGCATCCTCAGCGGCCGTGTCCGTTTCCAGCGCGAGGTGCTGGGCAAAGCCCGGGCGCTCCGCGGCCTCATCGCAGGCGAGAATGGACTTGATGCGCGCGCGTTCTTCCGCCCGTGCACTGACCACGCCCTGCTCACTCTCGGCCGCACCCGCTGCGCGACCCTCTGCCGTGGCTTCGGTCAGCAAGTCATCGACCTCGGCCTGCGTGTACGTGGCGGCCTCAGCCGCGCCGCCCTTTTCCTTGTTTCCGTCCATGGGGTTTCCTCCATCATGGTTGGTGGTAGCGCGGCTTGCGCCGCTCGAGAATCCCGCAACCGAATCCGGCTGCGGGGAATTGATGTCGGCCTGAATGGCAGCCAGCAGGCGCCGGCCGGTGGTCACGCCATCGGCCAAGCCCATGCCCACCATTTCCTTGCCGGCGAATACGCCGGCCTCGGTGGCGCGCACGTCCTCAGTGGTGAGCCCGCGGTATCCGGCCACGGCTTCCACGAAATCCCGGTACGTGTCATCGACCTTGGCTTGAAGCGTGGCGCGGTCCTGATCCGATAGCGCCCGGAACGGGGAGCCCAGCACTTTCTGTGCGCCGGCGTGGATATGCGTCACCGTGACGCCCTGCTGCTCAGCAGCGGCCGTCATGTCGTAATGGGTGATCACGACACCGATGGAGCCGCCGTTGCTGCTGCGTGCACTCCACACCTGCCGGGCGGCCGATGCGATCCAGTACGCGGCGCTGGAGCCGCTGCCGTCGATCATGGCGTAGACGGGCTTGGTGCCGTCAAGCTCGCGGATTGACGCGGCCAGATCATCGACCCCGGATGCCTCACCGCCCCGGCTGTTAATGTCCAGCATCACCGCACTCACGCGTTGATCAGCGGCCGCAAGCTCCACTTGCTTGGCCAGCCCTTCGTAGCTGGTCATGCCGCTATAACTGCCCACCCATGCGCCGCGATTCACGAGCGTGCCGCGCACGGGGATGACGGCCACGCCACCGGCGATTCCGTAGCCGGCCTGCCGGTCAAACTCCGCACCGCTCAGGCCCGGGCCGGCGGCCTCGATAAACTCAGCGTCAGGCTGCGTGACGTTGCGCAGGCCCATGCGGTCACGCAACGCCCACGCGATTGCCTCGACCTTGCCCGGCTCCATCAGCAGGGGCACCCCGAACAGCCGCTCCGCGATATGCGGGTAGGACAGATCAGGCGCCCCGGCCGGGCCGGTATACTCTGGCTCGTACATAGGGAATACCTCGGTTGAAAAAAAAACCAGCGCGCACGTGAAACTCACTTCCAGATTCAGGTAGGCCAGACCATCCGCTACCTCGGCCGGCTGTACGTGATCCGCAAGGCGCCGAATAACAATCTGGCCATGGACCCGGTGGAATAACCGGGCCGCGCCAAGCGCAGCACATCGACCCCGCCGATCTGGCGGGGCTTTTTTATGCCTGATCTTCGGGATCGTTCAACGGTTCACCCGGGCCCATAGGCGTGGCACCCGGCAGCGGGAGCCCGGCAGCTTCCAGCATCCGCTGCTCACGTGCACGCTGCCGGATCACCTCGCGGTAGTCGAGCCCACGGGAAGCGCACTCAGCCTCCAGCGTGGTGGTGCCGTTGGCCAGTGACATTTCCGTGGCTTTCTCGCCCTTCACCGGGTCGATGTGCTCACGGCCCGGGCCCAACCATTCAGCCCGCGTATAGGCCGCCTTGGCGCCCCGCTCATAGAAACCGGGGGCGCCCCGCGGTAGCTCGATGCGCCCGCTATCAATGGCGTCCTCGATCACCAGCGCGTAGCACTCGCTGGCAAACCTGCCCGCCACCTTGTGCCGCTGGCCGATGATGAATTTCCACGCCTCAAGCATGGACGCCCGGGCGCTGCTGTAGTTGGTTTTGCTGTAGTCCCTGCTCAGCTGCTCATAGCTCATGTTCCAGCTGGCCGCAAGGTTGCGCAGCGCGGCCGATTCGAATTGCTCAAACGCAGCCACCGGCTGCTCGGCCTTGAGCATGTTTAGCTTTTCACCCGGGAACAGGTGCGCGATTTTTGACCCATCCCACTGAATCTTATTGGTGCCGCTGTGAAACTCCAGCGCACTGCCCATGTATTCGGACAGCGGGTTTTCACCATGGCTGCTCAGCGCCTCGATCACCGCCGGGTGATCCATGCCTGACTCGATCACGGCCGCGTACATGGAATTTATGATGGCGGCCTGTAGGCTGGTCTGCTGCCAGCGCTCCATCATCTTCACTTGCTTGATGCCGGCCAGCATCCCAGTCTGCCCCCGGGTCTGCCCGGGCCGGCGCTGGTCGAAGATATGGATAAACAGCCGGCGCCCGAATTCAGTATGCCGCGGCACCCGCTGCCAGCGGTAGGCATCCTGCCGCGCAATGCCCAGCAGCGCATTCGGGTGCCCCTCACGGACGTGATAGGCCACGGGCTCACCATGGGCGCCCTTTTCAACGCCGGCGCGCATACTGAGCGTGTCCGGCCGCCCTGCGGGGTTGCTCAGGCGCTCCGGGTCAATGGGCTGTATCGCCGTGCGGAAGCCCCAGTCGTCGCGCTCCAGCCACTCAGACGTGGCCGTTATCTCACCGGCCGCCATCCATGAGCGATACGCCTGCGCCAGCAGGCCGGTGAAATCGAGCACGCCGGCGGCATGGCAGCGCGCCATGTTGTCATCGGCCCACTCGCGCCACACCGCTTCCGCTTGCTGCTGGAATTCACCCGCCCATTCCTCGGACAAGCGCAGCGCGCGCCAGTCTGGCTTGGCAACCGCACGCAGGCCGGTGCCGATGATGTTGTCAAGGTGAGACTGGACGGCGCCGGACGTGAGCCCGTTTTCGCTCACCAGTTCACGCAGCCGGCCAACATTCACTTCCCAGTCAGCCAGCACGTCATCATCGGCCGCGGTCAGCATGGGCATCCACTTTTGCAGATCGGGCCCGAAGCGGTCACTGCCGTTGTAGCTTGACGCCCGCATCGGCCATCCGTTGTGGTCGACTAGATCAGTCACAGCGATACTCCAATGGGTGCGCGCCGGCCGGGCTTGCCCAGCTGCGTTTCCAGTTCACGAATGCGGGCATTAAGCAGGCCCATGTCGGCGGGCTTCATCGCCACCGTGCGGCCGCTATAGCGCACTTCCTGCACGCCCTTTCCCAGCAGCAGCTTGTGCCGTGCTTCTTTCAGTTCCTCGAGCTCCGCTTGGAGCGCTGCCGTGTCAGCCATCGTTCATCCTCCGCGCCAATTCCGCAAGTTTGCTGCCCTTGCTCTTTGCCGGTTCATCGTCCGGGGTGAGCGTGCGCACGTTCAATATCTGAGCCAGTAGCGCCTGCATAACCTCACAGTCGAACAGGTGGTTATGCACGCGCGTCTTTACCCACTGCCGGCGGCCGCTGGGCAGCGTCATCAGCTGCTCAGCGGTCACTTGCTTGCAGTAGTCATCATCCACGTCATCGGGCACCTGCCACGCGCCCGGCTGATCCACCGGCCACACGATGCGCCCATGGACCCACGACTTGAAGTGCATGGTGTCAAATGTCCACACCTTCACGCCCGTGCGCAGCGTCTTACCGGCCCGGTTGACTTCCACCGCCGAAGCGCTGAACAGCTTGCGGTGATGGTCACGGCCGTGCGTGGCGTATGCCTGGCCAGGGAAGCGCGAGCAGAAGTAGTACACCTGATCGGCCCGATACCCGGCATCCACCGCCACGGCCCGGATGGGGCGCCCGCCCCACTCCTGTTCCATCATGCCGGCCAGCGAATCCCACACATCCTCGGCGTCAGTCTCACCCCACAGCTGCCCCCAGTCGATCACGGCCGACTGCATTTCCGGGGCGCCCCAGCCACGCAGGCACCACTCCAGCCGGTCCTTTTGCACGTCCACTGTCAGGAACAGCAGCTGCACCCACTTGGGCACATCGCCGCGGTTATAGCCTGCGCAGCAGGTGCGCACGGTTTCCCAGTCCGGGGCATCACCGCGCTGCATGTATAGCTCACCGAAGCTGGTATTGAGCTCGGTCTGTATGCGGCCTTGATCCTTGGACGCCACCGCCCGTAGCCAGCCCATAGCGCGCCGGCCGAAGCTCACCCATGGCGACATCAGCCCGGACACCCAAAACGAGAATGTGTCGGTTTCCGGCGGGTCACCGCAGACTTCGCCGTCCTCTATCCACTGCCCCGGCGCAATCAATCGGCCGCCGGCATTCAGCGCCGTTTTGTGGCGCTCAGTGTGCAGGCCACCGCAACGCGGGCACGCCAGCCCAGCCTCACGGCCGGCATCTTCCGGCGTGGCATCCTTCGGCCACGACAGCAGCTTGAAGCGCGGAATGAAAAAGTCACCGCAGTGCTGACACGGCACGGCCCACTCATGGCGCGTGCCTTCCTGCCACAGCCGCCACACCGGGCTGATCACATCACTGGCCGGTGCCAGCTTCCAGCGTTCTAAGCCGTGATCATCGGTAAAGGTATCGACCTTGCCGATGGTTGGCGTGCTGTCCACGATCAGCTTGGCATCCGGGTAGGTTGCCAGCCGGGCCTCTACCATGCCCAGCACGCTTCCCTCGCCCGGTATGTCATCCATCCGGTCATATTCATCAATCATGCCCAGCCCCGCGGCCTGTGATGCCAGTTCGCTGGGTGAGCCTGCCCACGCCAGCCGGCACTCCACGCCGTTCACGCGCTTCGCCAGCTTTTGCGCGTCCTTGCCCCTGGTGGTTTTTTGCCACAGCGACGGCGCACTGCGCAGCATCTTCATCAGCCGCGGCTCGATCACCCTGTCCACGTTGGACTTCGTTGGGCCCACATACAGCATGGGCACCGGGTCATCATCCAGCCGCTTGCCGATGATGTTCAGCAGGCCCTCGGTTTTGCCCAGCTGCGCGCCCATCACACCCACCAACCGGCGGTAGCGCGGATCATCCGCGGCCTCACTCATGGCGATGGTGTAGGGGGTGCGCGCGCTACGCCATGGCCCGGGCTCAGCGGAACCCGGCGGCAGCACGCGGTTTTGATCAGCCCATACGCTCGCGTTACGTTTCGGGGGCGGCAGGATTATCTGCGCTGCCCGCTGCAATATTCCCGTCAGGGTCTGCTGACTCTGCGAGCCCTTTAGAATAGGATTCTCGGATTCGTCGGGTTTCATCCAATAGCATCGACCGGATCAGCGCCGGGTCATCAACGCCAGCCAGTGCGGATGCAAGCCTACCCGGTAGCCCGTCGAGGTCGCCGGCCAGATTGGCAACGGCCGCGGCAATCGCATCTTCCACGTGCTGCGCGTATATCACCTCACCGCGCACCCGCGCGTTCTCGATGGCTACCTTGTCGGCTTGTTCCTTGGCCAGCCGCTCACGTTCAACCCGGAAGCCGCCTTGTCTGTCTCCTGTCACCCGCTCTTGAAGGAAAGCGGTGTACCCCTGCACGCTCGCGATCAGCGGGTACTTGCCCCGCCCGGCGCGTGGTATCACCCCATCAGTGGCCAGCTGCTGCACCCGGCGTGGAGTCAGGTTAAACAGCTGGGCGATGAAGTCACCCGGGTATGCCGGGTCCCTCTCAGCCATGGCCTATGCCTTGCCCTCTTTCGTCGGGCGCCATGCTTGCCCGAAGCCTGATCCGGCGCTGGCCGGCATACCGGCGCGGTCCAGCAGCCGGTCCACTTCCTCGGCTTCCATTTGCAAGCGGTCGATTATGTCGTCACGCTCCACGCCGGCCTCCACCATCCCGCGCACTATCTCAGCCATCGGCAGCACGCCGTGCGTGCCCCGGGCCCGGTTGTGTCTGATCGTGCTCATTTGCCGGTGCACCGGGTCAGCATCCACGACCACCACCGGCACCTGCCCGTTGTAGCGCTGACGCAGGCGCGCGTCATCGCTCACCGTGTAGCGGTGGAAGCCATCAACGATGGTCATATCCGGCAGCACCACGATGGGCTGCGTCCAGCCGTCCTCAAGGATGCTGATGATCAGCAGTTCCAGTTCCGGCGGCGCCACCTTGTTGGGGTTGTAGTCATTCGGGCTCAGCGTGTCACGGTCAACCCACTGCACCCGCGTGATCGGGTCATTGTGTGTGCTCATTGCGCTCTCTCCATGCGTTTGACAGGGTGCACCCATTGCACTATACCGGTCACCAAGTTAAGGCAATCACCACACAGGAGTCATCACCATGCAAGTATGCCGTTACCGCAC